TGCCACCTTGTCAGTCATCAACGATTGAAGCCGCAAAGACTTTTCAAATTCAGCAGCACCTCTAGTAGCACCCTCAAATTGAGCACCAAATTGTTCGACAGCAGTTGCCATTCCGTCCATTGTTTTAGCAGATTCAGTTGCAGCTTCCATTGCCATCTGGTCTGGTTGAATTCCAGTATCCATAAATTGTCGCATTTGCTCAATTGAGCTTAAGCCTAATTGTTCAGTCAGAGCACGTTGTCTTGTTTTTGACATATTCTCAACGTCTAATCCTGCATCAAGAATTTCCTCTCTCATTCTAAACAAGAACTCTTCTTGATCTTCATTAGCAAGATAAGTCATTTCCATTGCGTCCATTTGAATCCCAAACAGTGCAGATAAATCACCCATTTTCTGCGCAGCATTATCAAAGTCCATAAATTGACTAGTCATGCTTTTAAAAGTTTGAAAATCTAACCCTAATTGATTTAAAGACGCGGCGATGCGACCTGCGGAATCTACGCCTATATCACCAAACAATTTAGTGTCTTGCATGATATCTAAGATGTCATTCTTTAAATCTTCTGCAGAACCTCCAACAGTATTCGCCAGAGTGACAGAAACATTAGCGATGTCTCCAAATATGTCAGCAGAAGCTTCTTTAGTAAAGGCGTACTGACGTTTTAACATGTCACCCATTTGCGAACTTGATATGCTCATTCTTTTCATTATCACAGCAATTCTTTGCTCTTCAGCAGCACCTTGCGCTTCTAAAGACTTAGCGATCGCTATGTTTTCATGATTAATTTCTTCTAAGGCAGACATAAAAAGATTTGCAGCTTCCAATGGGTCTCTAAAAAGCGCAATCATCGCGTTTCTGCCTTGCATTGCACCGGATTCTATTTGAAATGCAGCATCAGTTGCACCTGTCGATGCCATTGTTATATTTTGAAAAGCTCTCATTGCTTGGCCACCTAGGCCTTCTACAGCTTCTCCGGAAGCATATGCTGCTTCTGATATTCCCCCATACGCTTTTTGAACCTTTCTAAACAAAAACAGTTCTTCGTCTAACTCAGCGTTAAATGCCCCTATTCCGTCTAATGTAGTCTTAATGCCATCACCTAACAGCTTCATCATACCACCAGCAATACCTGTTGATATGCCCGCTGCTCTTTTCCAGTTTTGCCCAAACTTTTCGGTTTGTTGATTAGCGCTGTTTAGTTCTGAACTAATTCCTGCTATCTCTGTTTGGCTAGGTACTGGGTTTGTTTCATTTGAAGGCGGCGGTGGTGTTGATGTATTTGTATTTAAAGAACCAAAGTCACTAGGCCCCGACGATTTAATAGAAGCAAACCCTTCTTGGATAGCTGTTTTTATTGCGTTAATTAATTCTGTTTGGTCACTCATAAACTATTCCAGTGTCATACAATAAATATCTATACCTACAACTTACTTTTTATTTGAGTTTCAAACATCTTGAACTTTTCTATGTCTGATTGCGATGTATCCTTGTTTTTAGAGCTATTACCTAGTTTAGCATCTTCGTAAGCTTTGTTTTTATCATTAAAATGTTTGACAAGTCGGCGCAGAAACCAACTACGGTAACGTATTGGTAACCGGTGCACCTCGGAGTAAGACATGTTGAGGTGGAGTTGGAGGACGAAAAATTCCTCTAAGATATTTTCTCTCCAACTATGTACTGGGCCAAAAAAACTCGGTGGTTATTGGCAGTTGAATATCATTATGATGTCCGCATTTACCACAATCATATTCCCATTTCATATCTATACCAGGTTCAGACTGCCTGATGTGTTTTCTTAGTTTTCTACTGTCTAAAGCAGGCATGTTTAATATAAAATGTTTTATCTTGTTTTTATCAGTAACACCATCAACAGAAATAATGGTGTTTTCCAAATAACCGGTTACTGTGTTGTCATAGTTAATTCCTGCTTTTTTAAGTCTTTTTTCAATCAACTCCATTTCTTTTTGGTCATGACCGTTTAAAAATTTAAAATGAACTTTTTTCTTTGTGACGGGAAGAATATATTCAAATATATTTTTACCTGATTCAACCGGTTGGACTTCTAATCGCTTTATACTTAGTTGAGAAAGATCAACATTTATTTTGTTTCCATTACTGCAATTCTCGCAAGAATGTGTAACATTATAATCTGTCCCATACCCTGTGATTCTAATTGAAACCATTAATGCATTTCGATCCCCGGTTATTAAATCGCTAACATCAATAGATTTCTCAATTAAACAAGATTCAATAAGTTTTTCAACAACTACGTTTTCTTTAATAAATGCTTGACTAGTCAAAATATCTTCTTCTTTTGCAGTCATAGCTTTTATTTGTAAAGTTTCTGTATTATAAAGTAAACTGTCAGGAGAATAAATAACCCCTCTTGATGGTAGTGGTACACTCTCAACAGGCACCTCCCATCCAAACTCATCTTTCATAACATTACTCTTAGGTATTCCTTCATTCATTTACTGTTCTCCATAATAAAAAAGCTTCTGTATATTGTACAGAAGCCATTCTATAATGTAAATAAATATATGAAAGATTAGAATTGTAGTACGCAATTATCAACTGCTAAATTAAGACTTACTTTCATTGTTTCGTCACCTTCATAAGATAAATTTCCCCAGTCTGCTGATGTGATTAATGCACCTTTAATGTCCCATAATTCAATAACTGTACCTATTGGGTCTAACATTTTTAATTGTAAATCGCGCTTCAAGAAATCAGTGTATCCTGAACGTCCAGACACTGATTCGTAATGAGTTCGAACCCACTCCATAACCTGTTGTGCTCCTGACGGTGCAATAGGGTCATGTAATTCAACTGAAATTTCTCCCCACACACCTTTTCCACTGGAAATTTGTCTATAACTGTTAATAAACTTAATTTGTGAGTTACTAATTTGAATAGAAGGTCTCTTTGTTGTGCTTATTAGAAAAGAGTCAATCCCTTCAATTGCAAGAACCCATCGATAACCTCTTTTCGGTTCAAATTTATTTGGTAACATATCTGTGACTGAAAGCGTTTCTGCCATTTTAATCTCCTTAATCTATATTATATATCTATTCACTAAATATTTGAACCTGCATTTGTCACAACAAAATCTAGTGCTACAAACTCAACTGAACGCGTGGGTTGTAAGAATATCTTTCCACGAATTGTATTATTTTCAACATCTGCTTGTGTTGTCGTCGACGCGTCAATAACAGCTTTATATCTATCAATACCACTTTGCTCCTGAACTCGTTGTAGAATTGGGTTAACTAGCGATGTAAATCTTTCTAGTGTTTCTTCTCTGTTTGGTTCAAACAACAAGAAATTAGCAACATTTCTAACTTTACGCCTAATATCAATCAAAAGTCTTCTCACGTTAACTCTATCCAGCGCAGAGTTAGCTGCTTGAAGTGTCTTTTGGCCCCAAATAGTAACACCAGTTCCTGGGAAAGCCGTGATTGGATTTATGTCAGCTTCATATAGGTCATCAAGGTTTGTTCTATTAAGTCTAACAGAGGCCACTTCTACGCTATTTAGAGCACCTCTTGAAAACCCAGCTGGTGCAAACCACGGATGTGAAACTCTATCATTTAATGAATACGCACCCAGTACCGCAACTGACGGTGGAACTTGAATTAAAGTGTTAGTGTTCGGGTCTGTAACAACGACATCCGGAAAATATGCTGCTGCAAAAGAGCTGTCTAGCGCGCGATTTTTAAAAGAAGTAACTGTGTTTGCAACGTGAGGCTTTTGAACTGAAGAAGTGATGATAGTGTTAACTTGATCACGTTCTTCAATATCCATAATGTAAATAGCATCAAATCTGTCTTCTACTTTCTGAATCACAAAATCAGTTACAGAAGAATGTCTAATCCCTGGTATTGCCAAAACTTGAATATCTACATCAGTTTTTGAATTCATAACAGTCGCAGCTTTTCTATATGCAGCAACTGTATTATTTGCAACACCAGCACTGCCTTCATCATTAGCAACTTCACGATAAACCGCAGTATTAGTCAATTTTGACTTTTCTTCATCAAAAATATTAACACCGTCGAATCCACCTTGCGCTATAAATGTAAATTTAGCAAATTTAATATTTCCTACTTTTCCTAAATCATCAACAGAAAATGCTCTTGTCTTGTTTGTCGCATTAGCTGATATATTACCCGCTCTCTGATAAGAAGCACTCAACCAATATTCAGGATCAGCTAAAGTATCAGATCCGGTTCTTACTAAAATATTCTCTAAACTAAATTTATTATTATTAAATCTATCACTATCTAAAACAGTACCGCTAACATCAGCAGTACCTGCATTATTTCCTACAGAAAAATTAGGATAATCTAACCTATGTGTCGGAAAATGTTTTACATAAGTATTGAAAGATTTATCAAATACACTAGACAAGTTAGGCTGTGTTGCACTTGTTTGTCTTACAGTGTTAATTCCCCAGTAAAATCTACCATCAACTTTCTTACTTAATCCCGTACCAATAGCAACTGTTTTTCTGTATGGAATAGGCGGTTCAATTATAGACTGAACTGACGTCGATATAGTATATAGTGTATCATTTTCATTTGCAAGTAATGAACCACTAGTCACTAGGTGATTTGGTCCTCTAAATCCAAGTGGTAATGCTGACTTATCGATATTTCCATTTTCAACATCATTTGACATCTCAACTCTAATGTATCTTGATCTAACTGGGTGATTACCGTCTACGATTAATTTTTGACTTGATTCAGCAACATCAAAATTGTAAAATATGTGTTGATCTCCAATTACTCTTCCGATATATCTGTCAGAGCCAGGATCTAAGCTTAAACCTCT